TGAAGAAGGTCTCCGTGACTGGTTTGGTAAGTCCAAATCAAAGGATGGTAAAGGTGGTTGGGTTAATGTTGTAACTGGTGGTACTTGTGCGAGTGATGAACCTGGAGAGGGAACACCAAAATGTGTCTCCTCTGCAAAAAGAGCAAGTATGACAAAATCGGAAAGATTGTCTGCCGCGAGAAGAAAGAAAGCAGCAGATCCTGGACAACAAATGAAGACCGGTGCTGCAAAACCAACATATGTTTCCACAGATTCACCTAAAAAGAAAACACGTGAAGAAGAAATAAATTTATCTGATTATTTTGAACTAGTAAATGATATAGTTTTGACTTATAAGGTAGGAAAAAATTCAGAGAATAATTTGATGGAAAAAAATAATTGCAATCACACCAAAGAGGGTGTTAAATGTCCGTGTCACGGAAAAAAGAGGTGTCCCGTAGTGTTAGAAGCAAAAGATCACGAGTACTCTATGGCTCGCTCAGAACTCTCTACAATCATGAGTGCCGCTAAAAGACTTAAAACTAAAATGGCAAAGGGTGAGGGTAATGTAGAAGCATGGGTACAATCAAAAATTACGAAAGCTGCTGATTACCTAGATAGTGCAGCAGACTACGTTGACAGTGGAGAGATGAACGAAGAGTCCGATAAAAAAGGAAAGGGTAGCGGCACAAAAGATGCTTGCTATCATAAGGTTAAGTCAAGATATAGTGTCTGGCCCTCTGCATATGCCTCTGGAGCACTTGTAAAATGTCGCAAGGCAGGTGCTGCCAATTGGGGAAATAAATCTGAAGAAAAAATAACAGATAGAATTCTAAATGATATTTTATCCGAAAAGTGTTGGCCTGGTTATAAAAAGAAAGGTATGAAAACAATGTTTGGAAAGCGTTATCCAAACTGCGTAAAAAAAGAGGATGTGACAATTGAAGATGCAGAAGGAAATACTTTTGCTGAAGTCGTTGATCTGATTAAACCAGAACCAATCAAAGGATTTAAAACTCAAGTTGAGGAAGCAACAAAATTACAATCTCAAACTGGAAACGTTGTAATGGTAACAGTCTCTTGGAGAGGCAAATATTACGCATTAAAAATCTTCTTCCCACAAGTTAAATTACCATCTCGCAAAGAAATTAGTGATGAACTTCAAAAGGTTTATCCTGGTTCAACTGTCGTTCATCACGCAGTTTCGGAAATTCAACCAGGACAACCATTAGTTCAATCAGTTGGTCCTCACGGTGGCAGTTTTGCTGCTGCTGGACCATCTAAAAAATATGTAAAACCTTATGGAGAGCAAGTTGAAATTGAAGAAGACTGGCAATCAGTGAATCGTAAAGACAAAACTGATGGATTGAGTCAAGCAGCAGTGAATGCTTATCGTCGTGAAAATCCAGGATCAAAACTCAAAACTGCAGTAACTGAAAAGAATCCAACAGGTAAAAGAGCATCTCGTCGCAAGTCATTCTGTCGCAGAATGAAAGGAATGAAATCAAAGTTAACTTCAGCAAAAACAGCACGAGACCCAGATAGCAACATTAACAAGGCACTTCGTCGTTGGAATTGTAATTAAACTAAATTATGTTTGATAATGTTTATCTTGGCAATCCAAATCTTAAAAAGGCAAATACTCCAATTGAGTTTACTCAAGAACAGATTGAGGAGTTTATCAAGTGCAAAGACGACCCCGTATATTTTGCAAACAACTACGTAAAAATTGTTTCTCTTGATGAAGGATTAGTTCAATTTCATCCATATAAGTTTCAAAAAAAGTTAATTAGAAACTTCCACAAACACAGATTTAATATCTGTAAGATGCCACGACAGACTGGTAAGTCTACAACTGTAGTATCTTTTTTGCTTCATTATGCAGTTTTTAATGACAATGTAAATATTGGTATTCTCGCAAACAAAGCAGCGACGGCAAGAGAATTGCTTGATCGTCTGCAAACAGCTTACGAAAATCTTCCCAAGTGGATGCAGCAGGGTATTATAGCTTGGAACAAAGGTTCTCTTGAATTAGAAAATGGAAGTAAAATTTTAGCCGCATCAACCTCAGCATCCGCAGTCCGAGGAATGTCATTTAATATTATCTTCCTGGACGAATTTGCGTTTGTTCCAAATCATATTGCAGATGAATTTTTTAGTTCAGTATATCCTACAATTTCCTCAGGTAAATCAACAAAGGTAATTGTGGTTTCTACACCAAAAGGTATGAACCATTTTTATAGAATGTGGCACGATGCCGAAAAAGGTAGAAGTGAATTTGTTACGACGGATGTTCACTGGTCAGAAGTTCCTGGAAGAGATGCTAAGTGGAAAGAACAGACAATTGCAAATACTTCAGAACAACAATTCAAAGTTGAGTTTGAGTGTGAATTTTTAGGTTCTGTTGATACTCTTATTAGCGTTACAAAACTCAAAAACTTAGTTTATAGTGAGCCACTTAAGAAAAATAAGGGACTATCAATTTACGAGCAACCAAAAGAAGATAATAATTATTTAATATCTGTTGATGTAGCTCGTGGAATTGGAAATGACTACTCCGCATTTGTTGTTTATGATATCACTACTATACCTTACAAAGTTGTAGCAGTTTATAGAAACAATGAAATAAAACCAATGCTTTTTCCTAACATAATTTGGGAAATGGCAAAGTCATATAATAAAGCATATACCTTAATAGAGGTTAATGATATTGGCGATCAAGTTGCTTCTATTCTGCACTATGATTTAGAGTATGAAAATGTTTTAATGTGCTCTATGAGAGGTAGAGCTGGTCAGATAGTTGGTTCTGGTTTTTCTGGAAAAAGATCTCAACTTGGAGTTAGAATGACCAAGGCAGTTAAGAAACTTGGATGTTCTAATTTAAAACTTTTAATAGAGGATGATAAACTTCTTACTTGTGATTATGATATTATCAGTGAATTAACAACATTTACTCAAAGAAATCAATCTTTCGAAGCAGAAGAGGGTTGTAACGATGACTTAGCAATGTGTCTTGTAATTTTTGCCTGGTTAGTAGCACAAGACTATTTCAAAGAGATGACTGATAATGATGTTCGTAAAAGAATTTATGAGGAGCAAAAAAATCAAATCGAACAAGACATGGCTCCTTTTGGTTTCATATTAAATGGTGTAGACGATGAAAAGGAATTTGTAGATAAAGATGGAGATCGTTGGTTTGTTGATGAATATGGAGATAGATCTTATATGTGGGATTATGCGTAATGGAAGTAGACGAACATTTTGAACTTGAACACCTTTATCTTACAGAAAGAACTTGTAGAACTTGTGGGCAAACAAAAGATTTGATTGATGGATTTTATCTTTCAAGAAAAAATAAATATCAATTATCATCTTATTCGTATGAGTGTAAAGAGTGTACAATCAAAAGAATAACTGCTAAAAGAAAAGACTTAAATGTTGATGTAAACTGGGTTTATCCAGATTGGTAAATGTTCGTGCGCTGTTTCCTCAATTGAAAGAAATCCTTTTTATAAATAATTTTTAGAGAATTTGAGACTTCTTCGGAGAAAAAAATGGCAGTAGCTCTTGTTTCACCTGGAGTATTGGTCAGAGAGGTTGATCTGACCGTAGGGAGAGCAGATAATTTTGGAGTAAGTGCTGGCGCAATTGCCGGTCCATTCCAACAAGGACCTGTAGATTTTCCAATTACTATTACCAACGAACAGGAATTAATTTCCGTTTTTGGTAAACCACTTTCAACCGACAATCAGTACGAATACTGGATGTCCGCATCTTCATTCCTTTCATATACAGGAATTTTACAGGTCGTAAGAACAGATGGTAGTAGTTTAAATAACGCAAATGTCGGTGTAGGCAGTACTAACTCTACAAGTGCAAAAATTAAAAATTATGACGACTATATTCAAAATTATGAAAACCCAACTAACTTCTATTATGCGGCAAAAAATCCAGGAAAGTGGGGAAATGATTTAAAAATTTGCTATATTGACGATTTTGCTGACCAAACTATAGGTATTAAAACCACTAATCTTGCTGCATTAGGAATATCCGTTGGTTTTGGTGTTACAACATCCATAACTGGGGTAACTATACCGGGTACAGGAGCAACTCAAACTTTTACAGGTTTTCTTAAAGGTATTATTACAGGAGTTACTACAGACGCAACTAATGGCAACAGTACAATTGATGTAAAAATTGTTTCTAGAGTATCTTTAGCAACAACTCAATATAATACAACTCTCGTGACAACCGCATCTGCAACAGCGGGTGTTGGTACAAATATTGTTCTTGTCGGTAGCACTGCTGGTCTTAATACATTAGATACTTTAACAGCACCTGGTTTAAATAATTTAACAATTTCATCAGTTGGATCAACTTCAGTATCACTTGCAAGTACAATATCATCAGCAATTGCTAGTGGAATAGCTGTTACCTTTAGTAGATTGGTAACAATTGGTGGCACAGAAAC